GAATAAAAAAGCCCTTGACAGGGCTTTTTAACACCCTTTATAAAAAGGGGGTAAGGGGGATTCTCTTGTTAAAACAGCTTAAGTTAACCAAAAAACAGATGGCATTAGTTGATACGATTGTAGCAACAGGTTGTAGTGTTAAAGAGGCTAGTGCAAAGTCTGGATACGCAAAAGGTGAATCAGGAAGAGTGACAGCCAGTAAGACTTTGCGTTTGCCTCATGTCCAAGAGTATATGCAACAGCGAATAAGAGAGAGTATAGGATTAAATGCTACGATAGCTTCTAGGAAGGTACTAGACTTAGCGAGTAGTGCTAAGTCTGAGTACGTACAGCTAGAAGCTTCCAAGGATATACTTGATAGGGCAGGATATAAGCCAGTAGATAAAGCAATGCATTTAGTCCAAGGTAATATCTCTGTGTCCATTGACTTAAGCTGATAGGGGGTTTAAAAAAAGGTAGTTGCCACACATGACATGGTCTTACTCAAACATTATAGTTCAAAAAGGTACGTTATGATTGAAATACATTTTAGATTGTTTAAACTGTTTAATAAGTTTAGTAACTACTTCTATGGGGAATACTGTAGACGTTTAGATAGAAGACGAGGAAGATAGACATGGCTAAGACACCTGCATGGACACGCAAAGAAGGAAAGAATCCTAAAGGTGGGTTAAATGCAAAGGGTCGTGCTTCTTATAAGGGAGGTACATTGAAGCCACCAGTTAAGAGTGGAGATAATCCTAGACGAGCTTCTTTTTTGGCTCGGATGGCAGGAATGAGAGGGCCAGAGAGAGATGCTAAAGGTAAACCTACAAGATTATTGTTATCGCTTAGGGCATGGGGTGCTTCGAGTAAAGCAGATGCTAGGGCGAAAGCTAGGGCGATTAGTAAGAGAAACAAGGCTAAGAAAAAGGCTTAAAAATTTTTTTAACTTGAAAAAGGAGACTGCTATGCCAATGGGTAAAGGAACATATGGATCACAGAAGGGAAGACCACCTAAGAAGAAGATGGGTGCAGGTCTTACTGCCAAACAAAAGACCTTACCTAAATCATTACAGGCTAAAATTATGAAGGCTAAGAAAAAGTAATGGCAGTCAATGCAGCAGGAAACTATACCAAACCTGCCATGAGAAAGGCTTTGTTTAATAGGATCAAAGCAGGTAACAAAGGTGGTAGGGCAGGTCAATGGAGTGCAAGGAAAGCACAGATGTTGGCAAAGCAATATAAGGCAAAAGGTGGTGGTTATAGATAATGTTATGTATCAACCTCAACTCTATCAACTCTCTCAACTTTTAGAGATTAGATAATGGCATTAGCAAAATCACAGAGATCGTTACGTGCATGGACTAGACAGAAGTGGAGAACGAAATCAGGTAAACCTAGTACACAAGGGTCAAAAGCAACTGGCGAACGTTATCTACCTGAGAAAGCAATTAAGGCTCTTAGTGCCAGTGAATACGCAGCCTCTTCGGCTGCTAAACGAAAAGCAATTCGAGCAGGTAGACAAGTATCTAAACAGCCCAAAAAGATTGCTGCAAAAACGAAAAAATATAGATCTTATTCATAGGATAACAGAATGAGTTTCTTACATACTTTAAAGGTAGAAGAAAGACGAATACTTCGTGAGGTGGTTAAAAGAGTCCACCTGAAACATCACCCTGAACAATTTTGTACAGACCGAGAGGCAGATAAAGTTATTGCTGTTATAGGGCCTGAGACTGTAGATACATTGTTAAGAATAGGGGTTAATACTAAAATTGATACAATTTAAATACAAACCTGATGGTGAAGTACTCAAAGCATTTATGAAAGATGATACATTCTTTCGAGGTATTAGAGGGCCGGTCGGTAGTGGAAAGTCTGTAGCTTGTTGTATAGAAATATTTAGACGAGCATTAATGCAGAAGAAATCTGATAATGGTAAACGAAAAAGTCGTTGGGCTATTATCAGAAACACGAATCCACAACTAAGAACAACAACTATCAAGACATGGTTAGACTGGTTTCCAGAAGAAGATTGGGGAAAGTTTCAATGGTCTGTGCCTTACACACATCACATTACACAGGCTGATCTTGATATGGAAGTAATCTTTCTTGCTTTAGATCGGCCAGAAGATGTCAAGAAACTTCTCTCCCTAGAATTGACAGGAGTATGGGTGAATGAAGCAAGAGAGATACCCAAGTCAATTATTGATGCTACCACTATGAGGGTTGGTCGATACCCCTCTATGAGGGAGGGTGGTGCTACTTGGTCAGGTGTAATCTGTGACACTAACAGTCCAGAGGAAGATCATTGGTGGCCAATTATGGCAGGAGAAGTTCCTGTACCTGATCATATTTCTAAGGAAGAAAGCAGGATGCTTGTCAAGCCTGACAACTGGGTATTTTTTACACAGCCTAGTGGTATGGATGAAGAACGTGATGAAGATGGTAATGTTACAGGGTATAAGCCAAACAAAAAAGCAGAGAACAGAAAAAATATTTTAGAATCATATTATCCTAACTTGGTTCAGGGTAAGACTAAGAGTTGGATAGATGTATATGTTATGAATAGATTGGGTTCTATCCAAGATGGTAAGCCAGTTTACAATATGTTTGTAAGAGATACACACGTTGCTAAAGAGGAAATACCTGTAGCTGAAGGTGTGCCTGTGTATATTGGTCTTGACTTTGGCCTTACACCTGCTGCTGTTTTTGGGCAAAAGGTACGAGGTAGATGGCTAATACTACAAGAGATTGTGGCATTTGATATGGGGATTGTAAGGTTTGCCGAGTTATTAAGGGCAGAGATTGCAACAAGATATTATAACTGTGAAGTAAATATATATGGTGATCCTGCAGGTGACTTTAGATCACAGACAGATGAATCCACACCTTTTCAGATATTAAGGGGTGCAGGATTAACTGCTAGACCAACAAATAGTAATGACGTTTCTCTAAGGATAGAGTCAGTTTCTTCAGTATTAAATAGGATGGTAGATGGCTTATCAGGAATTTTAATTGACTTTAGGTGCAAAGAATTGGTAAAAGGATTTGAGGGTGGTTATCAATATCGCCGATTGCAAGTGTCAGGTGAGCGATATGAAGATAAACCTCTCAAAGACAGGTACTCACACATACATGATGCAATGCAGTATCTTATGTTGGGTGCAGGTGAAGGAAGGCAAGTGTTAGGTATGGGTAAACCAATAGAAGCATTTAACGCAAGAGTCGAATATGATGTCTTCAATCGCAGACCTAAACAAGCCAGACGACAAGGATTATGGGCAAGAATGTAAGGAGATTGCTATGTGTATAGGTGGTGGAAGTTCAAGTCCTCCTCCTCCAACTAAAGAGGAGAAGGAAGCCGAAATGGAAAGGGCTGCTCAAAAAGAAGAAGAAACTGCAAAGAGAAAAGAAGCTAGGCAGGATGTTCTTGAAGAGACTATCACAAGAAGACGTAAGGGTGCAGGAAGAAGATCCTTATTACGTGGATCAGGTGGTGGTATAGGTTTTTATAACGAGTACAACCAGTAATGCATGAAAAAACTGCAAATGGTATGATCCAAAGATATGAGAAAGCTCTTGCTGTAAGGCGAGAGTTTGAAGAACTCTATGATGAAATCTTTGAGTATTGCTTACCACAGAGGCAGGGATTTAAAAATTATTCTGCAGGTCAGAGAAGAGATGACAAAATCTTTGATGAAACTGCAGTAGTTGGTATACAAGAGTTTGCCTCTAGATTGCAGTCAGGCCTTACACCTAACTTTGCTAGATGGGCAGACTTTGTTACTGGCTCAGAAGTTCCAGAAGAAGAACGTGATGATGTTAATAATGCATTAGATGCAGTTACAGATTACGTATTTGAAATATTACAAACATCTAACTTTGCACAAGAAATACATGAGTGCTTTATAGATCTTGCATTAGGTACTGCAGTATTGCTTGTTACAGAAGGTGATGCAGTTAATCCAGTAAGGTTTCAATCTATTCCATTACCTCATGTAGTATTAGATACTGGCCCTGATGGTATGGTAGATCATGTGTTTAGGGAACGCATGATTAAGAACGCAGATATAATGGTTGCGTATCCTAAAGCAGTATTATCTCCAAACATTGTTGAAAGAATTAATAATTATCCTGAGTCACAGTGTAAGATATTAGAAGTATCTTGTAGATTGTATGATGATATCAATGAAGAAAAGTATTCTTACATGGTCATAGATATGGCTAATAAAGATATGATCATGCAGGAAATATACAAAGGTGTAGGCTCTAATCCTTTTATTGCATTTAGATGGAGTAAAGCCAGTGGTGAGATTTATGGTAGAGGCCCTGCAGTAAATGCATTGTCTGCTATTAAAACCACTAACCTAACAGTAGAACTTATACTTGAAAATGCACAGATGGCTATATCAGGCATCTATCAGATAGATGATGATGGTGTGGTTAATGTGGATACTATAAACTTAGTCCCTGGAACTGTCATTCCAAAAGCACCAAACACACAAGGTCTACAACCTATAAGAGCGGCAGGATCATTTGATGTTGCTAACCTTATTTTAAATGATATGAGAAACAACATTAAGAGAGCATTGTACAATGATATGTTAGGTGATCCTAATAAGACACCTGCATCTGCTACTGAAGTTGCTGAACGTATGGCTGATCTTTCAAGAAAGATTGGTTCTGCATTTGGTAGACTGCAAGCAGAAATGGTACAGCCATTATTGCAGAGAGTGATCTACATTCTCAGGCAACAGGGCCGAATAGAAATGCCTACAGTTAATGGAAGAGAAGTAAAGATTAGGAGTGTGTCTCCCCTTGCACAAGCTCAATCTAATCAAGATATTGTTTCTCTAAATAGATTTTTACAGACAGTAGCAGGATCATTTGGCCCTGAGGTATTGAACTTACTTATATCTTCAGAGGAAACAGCCTTGTATCTTGCAAAGAAATTTGGTGTGCCTGATAACCTAATTAGAGATGCTGATGAACGTCAGCAGTTAGTACAGATGGCACAGCAAATGCAACAAGCCCAACAGCAAGGAGAGATGCCAAGTGGCCCAACCGAAGTACTTGGGGGTTGATGGATACCAACGACCTCGTGATCAAGATGAAAAACTTTCACAAGATGTATTAGCATTATTTAGTACACCATTAGGTATGAGTGTAATGCAATATTTGAAGTCTATTACTGTTGATGCAGTGGCAGGCCCAAACATATCTGATGCAGAGCTAAGACATTTAGAAGGGCAGCGATATCTTGTTGCCCTTATTGTTAAAAGAATCAATCATGCACAAAGGATAAAGAAATGAATGATACTGTACAAGAATCTGCTACAGAAACTTCTGTAGATACTACCTCTGCCTCCACTACCCCTTCTACGGAAACTGTAGCAGATACCAATGTTAGACCTGAGTGGTTGCCTGAGAAGTTTCAAACCCCTGAGGATTTAGCTAAATCTTATGGAGAACTATCTACAAAGATAGGGCAAAGAGAAGAAGAGATAGAGAAAAGATTGCAGGAAAAGCTAGAAGAAGAAGCCTTTTCGCAAAGACCTGCTAGTGCAGGTGACTATCAAATACCTGAGTCATTAGATGAACAGGAAGCTGCAACTAATCCATTGCTCAAAGAATGGGCAGAATATGCATGGGAAAATGGCTATTCACAAGAAGAATTCTCTCATTGGGTTAATAAATTTGCAGAATTTCAAAATGCACAACAGCCTAACTTAGATCAAGTAAAGGCAGAGTTAGGTGACAATGCTAACCAAAGAGTAGAATCTGCACAATTATTCTTGCAAAAGTTTTTTCCAACTGAGTTACAAGATGCAATAGCACAGCTTGGATCATCTGCAGAAGGTATAAAGGCAGTAGAGTTTATACAGAAACAAATGCAAAGTACTACTATTTCAAATCAAGCTACTGTACCTGCAGGTCTTACTCAAGAAGATATTGAGTCAAGAATGAGAGATCCACGTTATTATGATCCTGCTAGAAGAGATAGAGCATTTATAGATCAGGTAAATAATGACTTCCAAAAACTTTATGGGTAGTGGTGTCTACAGTGGACAATCCATTGTAGAAGCAGATATATCTCACATTAATTATTTACAGGATAATTTAAGAGATACAGATGTAAGGGAGTGCATCATACATGGTGCTACTCCTTTTCGTGCATTAATGGCAGGATTTAGAGAAGAAAAGGCTGAAACATATACAGTTATTCTTGATGGTAAACCTGCTATGATGTTTGGTGTAACACCAGTATACGACAATATTGTTGGTAAAATATGGGCATTAGGCACATATTCTATTGAAGATCATTCAAGAAAGTTTCTTTTTTGGAGTAGAAAAGTAGTAGATTACTTCCAAAAACAATACTATCAGCTAGAAAATGTAGTACCTGCAGACCATACAAGGACTATAGATTGGCTTACATTTCTAGGTTTTACTATCATAGAACAGCCAATAATGATCAACGGATATCAGGTTTTGAGATTTATACGTTGCAAAGGCGATAAAATTTTGTTAAAGGATAAAGAACAGCCTGTTATAAGCTGATGGCCCTAACGGACAACCAAGTGAAGCTAAAGACGGATAACTGGAAAATTGTAATTTTAATTTTGAACAGGAGATCTAAGAATGGCTAACACTATTGATACAGCCTTTATTAGGCAGTTTGAAACCGAAGTTCATCTAGCTTATCAAAGAATGGGTAGTAAATTAAGGAATACTGTCCGTACTGTAAGCAATGTGAATGGAAGTACAGTACGTTTCCAAAAGATTGGTACTGGTTCTGCCTCAACCAAATCCAGAAATGGTATGGTTACACCAATGGAACTAGCTCACACCACAGTTGATGTGACTCTTTCAGACTATTATGCTGCAGAGTACATTGACAAATTGGATGAGTTAAAGACAAACATAGACGAAAGACAAGCTGTGGCACAATCTGCTGCTGCTGCTCTAGGTCGTAAGACTGACGAGTTACTCATCACTGCAATGGATGCAGGTGCAAATGCAACACAAATACATGACACAGGTTCAGCTTTAGAAAAAGCAGACTTGCTTTCATTATTTGAAACAATGGGTGCTGCAGATGTTCCTGAGGATGGTGGAAGATATTTAGCTATGAATCCAAAAGGATATGCTGATTTATTCCTCATTACAGAGTTTGCTTCATCTGACTTTGTTGGAGAGCAAAACCTACCTTATGCAGGTGGTATGTCAATGAAAGAGTTCTTGGGATTTAAAGTATTCTCAACTAGTGCAGTTACTGCAGGTAAGAACATAGGTTACCACACTTCTTCAGTGGGTCTAGGTATCGGTGCAGATGTAACTACTGAGTTAAACTATGTACCTGAGAAGGTTTCTCACTTAGCAACATCAATGATGTCAATGGGTGCTACTGTCATAGATGACAATGGTATCTATGAAGTCCTTGATAATAACTCATAAGGAGATAGATCATGGCATATAATTCAGCTAACTTAATACGTATAGGTGGTGGCTCTGGTCAAAACCTCTGGTATTATTCAACAACAGAAGCTCAAGGCACTATTGATGGAGCAGGTTACTTTAATGATGCAGCTAATATGTTGAATGTAAATGATGTAATACTTTGTATTACAGCAACAGGTGGAACACCAGTTGTATCACATTCATATGTTAATGCTAATGATGGTAGCACAGTTGACATAGTCAATGGTGTTGCGATAACAGCTACTGATAGTGACTAAGTAAAGGAAGGGGGAGCAATCCCCCTTATCTTATATGACAAGTACTGCAGCAAACTCATCAATAGATATAGCATCAAGGGCATTAGTCCTAATAGGATCAGAG